AACAACAGCACCATCTATCATAGCGTCAATATGACCTGTGATGCCTTCTATCTTTACCTCTTCTTGTTGGTTTGTTACTTTGTGTCCTGACTCAGCAGCTAGAAATAACATCAAAGCTTCTACTATATTACCATAAAAGAATTTTAGTAGTAACTCTGGAGGATGTTTAACTTGTGTCTTATTGTGTACATCGTACCAAATCTTTCTGTCTTCTCTGCCTATGCTGGACATGCGAAGATAACCAGAACGAGACTTCTCTTTAGGATCAAGAAAATTCTTTAAATCATTAGTAATAGCTTTAAGAAAGATGTCGATATTATCTTCATCTATATCAGTCTTACCTTCAGATATAAGATTCTTTATATCAGGTATTAAAGTATGAATTGTTTTCTCAACTGTCATTAATATGACCTTTCTTTTTTGAAACTTTTCTTTGTTCTTTCCTACGTTCCTTTATTTCAGCTAAACGCAAAGCATATCCTTGCCTATCCCGCAAATTTTGTACCACCTTTGTTTCTTTAGATTCTGTATATTTACTCAATATTTCTATCCTTTTCTTTAAGTAACTTTTTGTAGAACTTTCCTACTTTTATTATTTCATCTGGCGTAGCATTTGTTTTAATATTGTTAACTTTCTGACAAACCCACATCACATTTCCTATTTCATAGCCTTTATCATTATCAATTCTATCAAGACTTGGTGAATGGCTTCCCGGACCAAAACTGTTTACTTTAAATTTAATATTTAATACAGGACATTTTTTATCTTCAGGAAATATCTCCTGTAAATACTCTAAGGTTATATCAAAAATTCGGTCAGGGAATTTTTTATTGCTCGATCTTTTTTTAGTGTTAAAATTCTGAACGAAAAATGTTTTTTCAAACTTGCTATAACTTCTTTTGTTTCGTTCCTTTTTTCGTTCCTTAATTTCTGGACGCGAATTGTATTCTTTATAATATTTTCGTCGTTGTTCTTTGTCTTTTAAAGGCATCTATATATTCCTTTTTTCATTTTGGCGGTCCCGGTAGGACTTGAACCTACAACCTATAGATTAGAAGTCTATTGCTCTATCCTGTTGAGCTACGGAACCAAAAAAAAACTTTGAGCAGTTTTACATCATACTCAGGATGTCTTCGCCTTTCGGTTGAAATAGAAGAACTATTCTCCTATCAATTTGTATTCAGTTCCCTCAGCAATGCTGTCCCTCATTCTGAATACTGTAACTCACGGTTAGAGTTACCCCAATTAGACCTAATATTGAGGATAAGGTTCTGTAGTTCGATCATTCACCTTATAACATTATCTGATTCAAAACTATCTGTTCCAGCGTTAACTCTACTGGCCTCAAACTTTCTTACATCAATTCTCGTTCAAGCGCACTACCTTCGCCCTCAAGAATACTGGTTTTAAAATACTGTGGTTCTGGTTCAAGAGAAGAACTATTAGGATTGTACTCTTGTAACTCCAGAATCATAACTGCATTAACACCAACTCCGACACCTTTCTTGCCTTTGTAGTTGTAATCATAAGTATGAATGGAAGCTTTGGCATAAGTACCATTACCAATTCTTACTTCAGGATTCCACGGATTTCCCGCTGCATCCATAGTTTTAATTGGAAACTTGGATTTAGCAACAATGAAAGACTCAAAGTCTTCTTTCTTGCCTTCACCAACTCGTACATTGACGCCAGCACTCTCAAGCTCATCAATTGTGTCATTGTTGAGATTACCCAAAGTGACCTCATACTTTTGTGACATTTCACTTACTTCATCAAGATAAGGGTAATAGAGCGTGGCATATAAAACTTTGTCCATGTTTTTTCTCTCCTTAAAGAGGTTAAATTGTGTTACTATTATACACAGTCATAGAAGACTTGTCAAGCCTTTTCTTGAGTTAATGTGTGTCTGCCCAAGACATTCCAATCTTTGCTTCAGAATCCATTGGAAGTCTTAGGTTTAGCATACGTCCCGCTTCCTTGATTGTCAAGCTCGAAAGCTCGACTAATCGCTTCGCATCGTCCATGTGGCTCTCATACTGCAATTCATCGTGAACCGTATTGACCAGATTAGCCTTGAGCCTTTCAGAGCGTATGCTGCGGTCCATGTTGATCGACCACTGTTTACACACAATGCTTCCCCCGCCTTGCAGAAGAGTGTTAAGAGCCGCGTGAGCGTGTCTAACGTATAATCTACGACCATCCAGACCGCGAATGTACCCTCGCGAGGATGCGTCCTCTACCTTACTCAAAAGTTCACCTAAACTTGGTACGTTTCTAAGAAATTGATCCTTGAGTATCTTACCTTGCACTGGACTAACACCTAAAATACTTCCTAGTTTAGTAGGTGAAGCACCATAAATGAATGCGTAGAAGAATGTTTTCGCCAGTTTACGATCATCTATACCTAACGCTTCCATTGTAACATTGTGTGGATCACCGGAAAGAACTTCTTTTGTGTAGTCAGTATCGTTCATGTAGTGAGCAAGCATACGTAGTTCTAAACCTTGAGCGTCCATACCTACAATACGAAAGCTATCATTAGGAGAAGACCAGCAATCTCTGGATTCCTTACCATACGGTTTATCTACAGCGACTACATTTGCCATGTTAGGATTGTTGTGCGTCATACGCCCTGTAACTGCACCTAACGTAAACACTTTGCCGTGTACTCTACCGTCATTACCTAATGAATCTATCCAAGATTCTGCCGTCTTCCACCTGTTAGTAAGCATCTTCCATTCAGAAAGTTTCTTTACTGACTCCGGTGCTGATTCTGGTAACGTAGCAAGATTGGTTTCATTTACTTTTGGAGAACCTTTTGGAGTTAGATCAGTAGGCTTCCAACCAGATTCATTCATTCTTTCAACTATTTGTTTGTGTGAAGCAATGTTAAATGGTTGAAATTCTATCTTCCAAAAAGGCCCAGCTACATCACTGTAGTCAAAACCGTTTAGACCTACCTTAGACATAGTACCTGTCTTAGTATACTTAGGTAAATCATTACGTAATACTCTGACTTTAGGCGGGAAATACTTGGTAATATTACATTCTATTCTATTGGCTTTACTTTGAGTCTTGTTTATTAACTCAAAAGTCTTTGGTTTATTCAAGTAAAAACCATACTTAGACTGCCTAGATATTATGTCGGCAATATCATGTTCAAGGTCGATACTTTGTTGCGAGAAGTCCTTACCCTCTTCAGTAAGAATAGAATATACTTTATATGTTATTTCAACATCACGTTTACAATATTCTATCATCTTTTCTGATAGTTTTTCAAAGTCTATAAACTTCAGTTTACTTATACCTAGTTTACATCCCCAAGATTCAAGACTGTGACCGCCTTCTCTGTCAGGAATAAACAATCTGGACATAATCAAAGTATCTTCAACATTCTTTATGTCCACATTCCAGAGACGTTTAAGAACAGGGAAATCAAACTCTACAGCATTGTGTCCAATAAACACATCATTATCAAAATCAAAACCGTGAGAAAGAAACTCTTCCTTTGTTTTGTGTACGTGTACAGTGTCCTTGCCTATCGTCTTAGAACACACAACCCATATTTTCTTAGCATCAAGATGGTCAGTCTCAATATCAAGTACGTGTTTCATCAGGTAGCCCCAGCCCGTGATAATAAGGTTTAGACTTTTCTACTTTAAACCACTCTGGCTTTTTACGCTTTTTCCATTTAGCAAAATCTGACTTTTCTACTATGTAGTAGGTGCGATACGCTTCACCAGTGTCAGAGCGTTTGCAGTCGTCAGGCATACACTGTGGCGGTGGTGTAAAATCGTTGTGTTCTATCTCTATTGGAAACGTCCACAAAGAATGAAGAAGCCTACCGGAAGCGTGTTTCTTGTTGTACCGATAAGTATACTCATTAAGAAGTGAATCGTAAAGCGTCCACAACCATTCGTAGTTTTCAGAAGAATCACGTACCCACTTGGAAGAAGGATGATTCTTGTGAGTAGCTTTGTACAAACCATATTCATCAGCAAGCTCGTCACCGTCTATCAAGCGGTGTGCTGTTGAAAGAAGTTGTGCGGATTCAAGAATCATTTTAACTACGTGTTTGTCGCAGTGCATTTGCGCTGCAAGTACTGGGTCTTTGTCAAGATAGAAGATGTTCATCAAGTGCCTTCCATGATACAGGGTAAAGATCGTTACATTCTATTCTAATACAATTTGCTATGTACCTAGTTTCTTTTTGTGCGTCATCCTTTGTTCGTAGAGAGCATATTCTGGAGAACGCTGCCAGACTACCACTCCAGTACCACTCTGTATACATATTTTGTGGTAAAATCATTCTTGCCATTTCTGGAGCAATTCCTTCTTTAATCATATTAGAATAACATTCAGTAACAAATTTCATTAAAGGCGCTGTATTGTAGTGTATAGAACCATCTTCTACTGAACCTTGCTTTTTGTTCTTAGCTCGTTTACGCCAAACGTCAGGAATAAAGAACTCTGGCTTATCGTCAACGTATCGCCTTGACACTTCATTCCAGACCAGCCCTATCTGATGCTTGACTAACTGTCGAGCAACGAATACAGGCGCTTTGATACGAAACTGAATAAAGCAATGTCCGAATGGAGTCCAGTGATTGTGTTTGGCAAGGTAGTTTATAAGCCGCTCATCCTTTTCTGTCAAGACATTTTCAACAGGCCCAGCGGGTGTTATCGTTTCCCATTCTGATTCTTTGTTAAAAGAAACTCTTGCAGCATTTACAACTGTAAGATCAGAACCCATACTATCTATTAAAGTTACTTCCATTACAAGTTTTCCATTAGATTAAGTTTATCTATTTTAATATTATAACAAGAAGCTTTTACTTTGTAACCATTGTCTTCATCAACTGATCCCTTTTTAAGAAAAGTAGATTCATTAAAGTATTCTTGTTTAGGTAACCAGCCTACTATCCAAAGCTTTTTAAGACTGTATAGTATTCTAGTAAACACATAAACATCACATTTCTGTTTAGTGTTGTATTCTGCTACTGAACATTCGTAGTAACTTAGTGGTATTACTCCTGTAGTTTTTGTTTTAACATCAATCTTTAGTTTATTCTTATTTT